TTGCTTCTTGTCAAGCAGGACTTAAATGGTTTACAAGTAAAGGCAAGATAGTCCCAGTGGGTAAAGCCCAGCCTGGAGATATAGTTTTCTTTCAATTCGATGCTGATGCAGAGGCTGACCATGTTGGTATCTGTGCTAGTAACGATGGAAAGAAATACCTTACGGTCTATGAGGGTAATACCTCAGGGGATAATAAGGGCAGTCAATCAAATGGAGATGGTGTGTATCTAAAGAAACGTGCCTACTCCCTTGTAATGGGCGTTGCTCGCCCTTAAGGATGGAATATGAATAAAGATAAATTAAAAGCAATCGTAGTTACCTACATTCGTGCAGCAGTAGCATCAGTAATTGCTCTGTATCTTGCTGGCACAACTGACCTAAAGACACTTGCATTAGCAGGCGTTGCTGCTGTAGCGGGACCAGTGCTTAAAGCATTAGACCCATCTGCAACAGAATTTGGTCGCGGAAGTAACTAACTAAATATAAATAAAGAATCCCCGCCCAGTATTTCTACTGGAGCGGGGGTCTTTTTTGTTTTCTAAGTAGTTCCCCTCTACTTAGCCAACTCTCTGATTGTCTGAAGTATTAATTCAGGTTTAATTAAATAGCCTTTGCTGGGGTTAGGTTCTATATCGCAAGTAATTGGATGCCCCCATAAATCAATAGCATGACGCAGTGCTGCTATAGGTATGATAAGAGTTGCTCCTTCTAATACAAATGCCCAGTACTCTGCCTTAGTTGCAGACAGTCCTGATGGGTACCAATCTTTATTATTGTGTGACCAGCATACTGTTTCTATATATAAATTACCAGTATTCTTCCACTTTAAATCTGTTTTAACTTCTATAGTTTTACCACCAGTTAATAGTTGATTAACTAATGACTCACCTTCATGGCCAACTGATAGGTCTAAATCAAAGTCAGATAATTTACCCATAATATACGTCATCAAATACAGATGCAGGAACAACAGTCTTGCCTTCTATGTTGTGCTTGCTTCTATATCTATTCCTTTCTTCAAACTTGGTTCCTGCCCATAATCCATGGACTAAGTTTTCTATTGCATAATCAAAACATTCGACTCGTACTGGGCAAGTGTTGCACACTTTCTTTATGTAATCAAAGTGGGGATAGTTACCTCGTTCTTCAGTAAAGAATAGTTCTGTATCTATACCAACACATGCTGGGGTATCGCTGAATTTCATTAGCCTCCTGTAGAGTAGAAACCAGTTCCTTTAAAATGTACTGGTGTAGAGGACCATATACGAACCATAACATTTCCGCAACAGGTACATGATGGTGGATTAGAATCATCTATCTCTATAACTTTGGCACATACTTTACATTCAAAATCGTAGTAAGGCATTACATGCAATCCATTCCTATGTCATCTATTGGTGTAGATAAAGTAACCAATGAACCACAGTCTACACACTCACCATCTAAGAAGTAAAAACAAATTTCCCCTGCCTCAAAGGCTACTATAGCGGTAAATAATTCTGAACCACATAAACAAATATCTCCTATTGGATTACCACGCAAGTCCATAGCATTACTGTAATCTTTTTTAAACAAACTACTTATTTCTCTAGGAGTTTCTTCACTCATCGTTATCCTCTGTTTCAGTTTCTATGGTGTCTGTATCGTTGTATGAACGCCATCCACCTAGAATTCTGACTAACGAATTAACTGCACGGGTAACACGCATGCGTGCACCATCAGCAGATGTATTTAATTCCTTGGCTAAATCATTCCACTCATTGTTCTCCGTTGTAAATTTTAGTCGTAAAATATTTTGTTTAGCCTCTGCTAGTTTGTTGAATGCTTTTTCTATGTCTGACCTAAGAACTAACCAGTTGTTACCATCTGTTACTTCTCCTGATTTGCCGAACTGAAAGTTGAGGTCTTTAATTTTTGTAGGTATTTCATAACTATCCGCCAAGATAGATGGCAAGAAAGCCTCAATAACTGAGGCATCATAATAATATAAGTCGGACATATCGTAGCCAGACTTATTACACTTTTCTTTTTCACAATAGGTAATGGCTGCATTGCGTAATGATTTAGCAATTAGTTTTTCTTTATCTTTGGTTGGTAACTTAGACCACTCTGTGTATTTAACTGGATGGGTAACAAACCACATCCATAGCGTCTGTCTAATATCCATTGCCTCAAGCATCGTATACTTGCGTGAGTATTCGGAGGCAAGGGAGGATACAAGTAAATCATATTCTTGTACCCAGCCCTGCGTATTCAAACTATTTACAATTTAAACAATAATTATATACTCGTATATTATTTATATGCATTGGAAAGTTTTTTGAGCAACGATAACAAACTACAAGCACAGTTTCTCTAGGTGTATCTATCCAGTAAAATGGATTTCTAATCTTCCACATTATTCGGTTCCTTCCCATTGTCCTCTTTGTACCAATAGTCCTATTATGGCATAGTTTGCCAGGTCTATCAGGGTATCTTCAATAGATTCAAAGTTCGGCGTGGCGGCCTTATCCGCTAGGTTATTTAGCCTAGCCAGTTTGTCATACATCCTCACACGCAGCCCATTCATTGGCCCACCAGGGGCAAGGGCTATGTTCAGGGGTCCGTAGTCTGCTTGCTTTTTCATCATAATACTACGCAGTTCGCTTAGTATTGTATCTACATCACTTGGATTCTTCATCTAAGATTCCTTTCATGCTAGTGTCAAACTGTTCCATTGCTGATATAACTCTTATCTCATCTGTGAATTGTTTACCTTCTCCTATGCTGCTTGCATAAATAACTGTAGCCAGCAGGGTAAGCATACGCATACAACCTTCTGGGTCTTCTATAACTGTTACATATATATCTTTTAGCGCATTGAGTATGTCTAGCCCTTGTCCATCTGAGATTGCTAAGCCAACTAACTTTTTGTTATCACCTATAAAATCCCAAAACTCTTCATCACTGTCCCAAACATTTTCTAATTCGCTCATCTATCCAATCCTTTCCTTCTTGTATAATGATGCTGTTAACATCGTGTCCTTCTGGCATTTGTAATAGGTTAACATTGTGTAGTTCTCTACTTAATCTTTTACCAAACTCCAAACCTGCATTGTCTCCATCTGCTAGAACAATAACTGTTTCGAAGTCATCTAGTATTTTAGTATAGTATGGTCGCCAGTTGTTAACGCCAGGTATACCAATGGCTGGGTGTCCTGTCTTTACTGACAACACAACTGTATCTAACTCACCTTCAGTTACACATATATAACTACCTGCTGTTAGCACAACCTGTGCATTAAACATTGTAGTCTTAGCCCCAGGCACACCCATATACTTAGGTTCATCTCCATTGTTGATACTTCTAAATCTAATATCAACTACACCTGACGGGGTAATGTATGGGATTGCTAATCTATTTTTGTAGGCTTCATGTCCTGGAACTGGGTCTTTAACAAAACCTAGGTTAAAAGTTTTGCCCTCTTCTACCGATAGATGACGGCTTGAAAGATAACTTTCTGCCAGATGGAGATGCTTTCCGTATTCCTCTGCTGCCTGGAAGAGATATGCTCTCTGCGAATTTGATAGCCTCAATGTAGTTTCCTCCTTCTCTTTGCATTATTAAATCATATACATCACCTTGTGCTTCACAACCAAAACATTTGAATCTATTATCATCGTAGTTAATTGCTGATGATGCGTGGGTATCTCCATGAAATGGGCACTTCATCTTGCGCCAACCATGCCCCACGGCTGGCAGGGTGGCGCCTAGATGTTCTAGATAGGCAGCAATACTGTGCTTATCCACAACAACAATCCTATTAGTTCTTGTTGAAATAATGTAAGTAAAATTAATAACTCACTTATCATTTAAGATTTTCCTTATCAACTCTATCCATATTTTTGCTGGCATTGTTGTATACCATTCTCCTACATCTCCTTTTCCTGAACGTTTGTGCACTACTGCACCTGTCCATGCTTTATCATTTTTGATTTCTATTTCTAATTCTTTTACCCATGCTGATAGGTCTAATTTTTTGTGGTTCTTTACCTCTATTACTACTCCATTAACTCCTGCTATATCTCCTTTATCTAGATGTGCACCTGCAATCCTACGTTCTGCGTATGGGAACCATTTCTTTAACCACTTAACTACATCTCTTTCGGCACTGGAACCCTTTGCTTTGCGAGGATTACTCATTCCAACTCCTGTTGTTGATGAATGTATGTATTAGTAACATCATCTAGATACATAGATTCAGGATTAAATGTAAGGGTAACATAGTTGTTACCTGTTTGGTCTGCTTTACCATAACGATTCTTAACTGGGGCTACACATAGATAGTTCATATCCCCTTGTTTCATCTGCCCAATAGTTAATACCATTGCTGGTATCTGATTGACTAGCCCTTGGATTGATGACCTTGACTGACATGGACTGCCTTCATATCCTTCTTTAGTATGGTGTAGCACAAGCAGCGCTGCGTTGGTATCTCTTGCAAGATACTTAAGTTCTTTCATGGCTGCTCTCATCCCACCAAACTCATCGTGTCCATCCATTGCTATGTCCATTAGGTTATCTACAACTATTAACACTGGGCTTCTGCCCCATATAGTTTCGAAGGCTGATACTTCTTCGTCTAAATCTTTTAAGGTTGGGCTGGATTCAAAGCACCAGAATAGATGGCTACCTTGGGATAGAACTTCTTTGGCTTTGGCTGGGTTGTTTTTGATTAGTTGTTCTGCCTGTTGCTGACTGATGTTACCTGTCATTGCAATCAATCTCATTGCCATAGTGTGTGCATTAGTATCTGCACTAAAGTAAAGTGTAGGTAGTTTAGTTTTTGCTGCGATAGCCAATGCTATTGATGACTTACCTGCACCTGGGGTGCCTGCTATTACTGTTACTTCTGCTCTGCGTAATATGATTCCTGAATTTTCAAACACTTTAAAGACTGA